CCGGAAGCGGAAGTACCCGTCCTCGTCGACGCGCCAGACGCGCTCGAGCAGCGAGAACCCGAAATCAAGCTGCAGCAGGATGTGCCGCAACACGTAGTCCCACGACTCCTGCATGGCGTCGTCGTCGAACAGGCAGCTGTGGACGAACTGGGCGATCTTTTCGTCGGTCTTGTCGCCCTTCTCGGGGGGAATCGCGGTCCACACGGCGGCCCGCAGGGGCAGCTTCATCACCTGCAGCGTGGCCCGGACCTGGGCGTCCGACTTCCGCATCCGCTCGTAGACGTCGCGGCCGGTCTGGCCCTTCAGGTCGTCGTTGTATTCCTCGCCGGTGATCGTGCCGCCGAAGATTTCTGTGCCACTGACGCCGACCTCGCGGTCGACGTCGGGACGGGCGGGGGGGTCGGGCGCGCCGGTGCGAAAGGCCTCAGCGGCCGAGATAACCCCGGCGTTCGTGCGCCAGGCACGCGGAAGGAGTGGGTCCCACCACCGAGTCGTCGCTGCCATGTTTGGGAACGCACCAACTATGCGCCCACAGGCACACGGCCGTCAAGGCGGAAACACTACATCTAGTGCAGCAATACCAGACAGGCAGATACGGACGAGCGGCTTTGGTGATCAGGCCACCGCGTAGGCTGGTGCGTCCTCGAACCGCTTGAGGGCCTCTTCGAGGCGCTCCGCCGGCAGGTGCCGCCGCACCGGCTGGCCGGAGCGGTACGGGCCGCGCGGCGTCACGATGCGCGCGCCGTCCAGGGGATTGAACAGGACGGCCACCAGCGGCTGTCCACAGAGCGGACAGTCCCCGATGGCCCGCCCGACACGGTCCTGGCCGCATCCGACGCACGTGACGAGGCGAATCAAGCGTTCGTAGTTGATCAGGTCCATACGGAATCGCCGCATGCACAGCGCGCGCCGTCGTGTGTCTCGTGGCATACGTGAGCTCAGCCAGTATCGCACGGGTCCGGACAATTACGTCAACGCCTTTTTGTCGGTGCGCCGGCGCTGCCGGCCGAGGACCACGACGCGGGTGCCGTCCGGCCGGACGACGAGCATGTTGCCGTTCTTCCCGCGCACGCACTTCGGCGTCTGCGAGGCGGCACACCGTGAATGGTCGCCGGTGATGCCAAGGGCACACTGACGACACGGAAACCACTTCACCCCGTCGCAGGCGACGTTCTTCAGCAACGGGTCCGTCAGGCGGTCGCCGCGATACGTGTACTCAGGCATCTCGTCGCCGTCGTTGCGGCAGGAACTCCACAATGACCCGCTTCGTGTCCGCCGGCAGGTGTTCTTCCGCAATATCCACCAACTGATGCGTGCTCGCACACAGGTGGCTGCCGTCGATGCTCACCGCGCCGATCGGCGGCAGCCGCGGTCGTCGTCGCCCGCTGGCATACCGCAGCGTCGACCGTTCATGCTGCTCACGCTCCCACTCCGCGTTCAAGTCACGGCGGGTGCCGTCAGCGGCCTCAATCACAATGCGCATCTTCATCAAAACCTCTTCCCGCCCGAGCGGCGGTCCCCTCGACCCAAGCCCAACATCGACTTCGCCGGCACGAGCGCACCGGCCTCCACGCGCGTCAACCGGTTGTGGAACCGGAACATGTACACGTAGCGTTTCGCGGCCATCATGTCCGACCACTCATGGTCGGGCTCGTGCTCCCCAGGCACTGGGTTGCCCTCCTCATCGAGGGGGAAGTGGTACTGGCCGAGCGCGTCGATCATGTGCGTGCACCATTCCGAGACTTCAAACTCGCCCTGGCGGATCAGGTTATGAATGAAGTCGTACCAGGCCAGATTCCGCCCAGTCCGCGGGCCCGTGATGATGCGAATCGACGGGCCGAGCTCCTGGTCGTCGCCTGGCGGCGCCGCCAGATTCATGATCCACGACGTCAGCTCCGCATTGCGGCCCTTGCCGCTCGGGTCGCCGTAGTGCAGGATGTCCAGCCCCGTGACGTCCTTCACGATCGGGACCCACAGGCTGTTTACAAACTTCCGGTAGAACCGCCAACTGGCGTCGTTGTGTCGGAACTCGTCAATCCACCGGATCCGCATCGTGCGCTCGTCGACCACCTGGCCGAGACACAGCGCCGTCGGGTCGCTGACCCCAAAGTCCCAGCCGCAGACGGTGATCAGATTCGGGTCGAGGCGCCACTTCAGATACCGCTTGCGATACGCGAGGACCGTTTCGTGCTCCAGCTTCGTCCCGATCGCGTGCTGGTACGGTGTCACGTGCCGGAGATGGTCAAAGGCCGAGTAGACGCGGCCGCGTTGCGACTTCTCGTAACTGAGGTCGTACTCGCTCGCGGTCTGCTCGGGCGTGTAGTCGGCCGTCGCGTGGTCGTACCACGGGGAACGCATGTGCCGGACTGGCTCGCTGCCATCCGCGGTGGGCCGGCACGCATGCGCGGCAAACTGCGCCGGGCGGTCCGTCGGCCGCGTCTTCGGGTCGACGGTCCAGCCGCAGGTGCAGTACAGCCCGTCGGTCTTCTCCGGGTTCAGACTCCAGTGGTACGACAACTTGCGGAAGGTCACCTTGTCGTCGAAGCGGATGCGCGCGAACGTGTTGCCTTTGCCGAGTGGCGACGAATTCAGAATCAGCCCCCCTTTGACGGAGGCGCGCAGCGCGCGGAACAGGGTCTCGGCGTGCGCGATATGCGCGGCTTCGTCGAGCAGCCCGCGCTTGTACGCGGGGCCGCGGCCGGCGCCGCGCGTCGGGGCCCGGCCGCGGATATACGACCCCGTGGCCGGGCACTGAATCAGGAGCTTGCGAAACGAGACCGGGAGTTGGAGATAGGGCGGGAGCCCCTGCCAGAGCACTCGGACCTTGCCGAACAAACTATCCGGCGTGGCCGTCGGCCCGCCGTCGTCGACCAGCTTCTCCTGAATACTGAACGCGACATTCGCCCAGTTGTCATGGAACAGGATGTCCCACAAGAACACGGCCATCCACATCCACGAGAACAGGAGCTGGCGGCTCTTCTCGATGTGGAAGTTCTCGACCGCCTGGACGTGTGTCAGAAAGTCGGTGACGTACGGATAGGCGGGAATCTTCCGGTACTGCGGCTCCCCACTCGGGTCGTCCTGGTGGAGGGACCAGGCGAAGCGGAGCGCGAAATACGGCAGGCTCGACTCACACTTGGCGAATTGGACGGCGGCTTCGGCGTTGCTGGTGACGATCGGCGTGGGCCGTTCCCAGGCGGTGGGCCGGTAGCCTGGCGGGACCCAGACGTTGGGGGCCACCTCCACGAAGTCGGGCAGCGGCTCCCACTGGCTCTGGCGCTTTAGGTGTTTCCACGGTCCACTGGACATGCCGCCGTCACTGCGGGGTGTCTGACTCGCCCTGCAGCCACTTCGCGATGATCTCTCCCTCGACGGCCTCGGCCGGGTCGACCGGAACCGTCTTCTGGCGTCCCTCCGCCAGTTGCAGCCCTTCCTCGCGCAGCAGCCGGCGGATGTCCTCGGCTTTTGCGACTCGGTGCGTGACGTCGAGGCTCCCCACCTGCCGCTCGACGTGGCCGAGGTCTTGGAGGAGTTGCACTTGGGCCATGCGCGCGGCCATCGCCGTCCGCCGGGCCGCGGACCGCGCCCTACTAATAAACATGGGCGAGATGCGACGATTCTGCGCCGCCATCTTCAACTCCTGGACCTCCAGCAGCGACTGCTGTTCGTGATCGCTGTACATGGCGAGGGTCTCGCCGATAAACTCTGCGACGTTCAGGCCGACTGGCCACCCATAGAGGTGGCGCCAGTTCGCGTAAATCCACTGCAAATCCCGTGAGATCGTGGCCTGCGAGACGCCAATGATGGCGGCAATGGCGGGCTGCGTCAGCTTCCGCAGGTGCATGGCCAGCACGCGGCCGCGCCTGGCTTCCATCTCGGCCTCTTCGGCGGTCTGCACCTCGGGCTCTTTCGCCGGGTCGAGGTCGTCGTTCTTCTGCGCCATCTATGCACCGTATGCAGTGACCATCGGCCGTCTTCCGACTCTACAACCGTCGTCAAGTTTCTGACGTGGCAATTACTTACGGACGTTTCCGTCTCTCCGCGGTCACTCGGCGACGCGGTGCGAACTGCGGTGGCCAGCCTTCAACGGCTTTCGCCTTCACGTGGCGTCTCGGCGGTCGCCGTCGACGGCACCGTCGACGGCGGCTGGTCCCAGTGCTCCAGGACACGCCGTGCCACCGACTTCAACCCCTTCGCGGCCGTGATGATTTGCTTGAACAGTTCTGGATACACGACGTGCTTGTCCACCGCAACGCCGTCGTACGTGGTCCGGCTGCCGTGCCGCGGGTCGAGCGCCTGAATCAGGCGGCCCTGGTGCTCGTGCAGCGCCCGCAACGTGTTACACGCGCCTTCGAGGTCGTCGATGCGACGTTGCTCCTCGGGCGTGGGCTCCGGCCCCTTCGGCCTCTTCACGATACCGTCTCCAGCGCCAGCATCTCCTCCGGCCCGACCGCGACCATCTGCACGGGCTGAAACGGCTCCCCATACGTGTACGTGAACAACCGCACGCGGCCGCCGGCGACGAGCGCCTCCAGCTCCTGCGGCGTCGGTGTCCATTCGGACAGGACGTATCCCTCCCGTGGAAAGACCAGGCACGGCAACGGGTCATACTCCGGCTGGTGCTCGGCGAGCACGATCTTCCGCACGCCGGCCTGGGCGAAGTCGTTCCGCATGTTCACGGGCGTCATCGGTTCCTCGCACGGCTCGCGGCCGCGATCCGGTTCTTCTTGTTCCGCTTCGCCTTCGCGGCGCGCGCCCGTCTACCCACGCGGAGGCCGCCGACCTGCGTGAGTTCCCGCGTGAGCACGCTGTTATCCGCTTTCAAGTCCCGCAATTCGTAGTCCGCTGGTTTCATCGGTCCTCGTCGTCGAAGAGTTCCTCGCTCGCCTTCAGCCGCCCCTTGCCGACCGCCGTCGCGTAGTCGAGGGCCACGAGATGCCCGAAGGCGCTCGAGACCGGCCCGCTATCGGCGTAGCTGCAGCGCTCCCGCAGTTCGCTCTTGCTCAGATCCGCCGGATACGAGCGAATCAGCACGTCCAGGAACTTGCGCTCCATCGCCGACAGCTTCCCGACGCTCCCGCTCACGAGCGCCGACCGCAAGAACACGCCCGACGGCAGCACCTCGTAGTCGCCCAGCGCGGCGAGGCCCTCCGGCGTGATGAACAGCCCGGTGCCGTTCATCGCCGCCAAGCCCTCCTGCTGCAGCCACGCGAACGCGGACGACACGGGCCCGCTGTCGCGATACGACGTGCGCACGCGGATCTGTTTCCTACTCAACGACTTGCCAGCTTGGGCAAGCACCGTGAGCATCGCGCGGTGCATCTTGGCCATTGGCGCCCCGGTCGGCGCGACTGGCGTCACCGCCTGGTACGCGCGGTCCTCTTTGGTGGACCCCCGTCCGTACACGGGTCGTGCCGCGCTCGCTGGGGTCGTCACGGCGGGGACCGTTTCTTTGTCTAGTTTTTTTGCTACAAAACTGGACATTCGCGTCTGGACGATGGCTTGCGCTAATTCATGGCCGATCTCGCCGAGTTCCTGATCGAGTTTCTGGAACGTCTCGCTGATGGCTAGGTAGCGGTCACTCGCCGCTTTGATCTTGACGACCAGCTGCTCGGCCCGGGCGAGCTGGCCATCCTTGAGCACCGGCTTCTCGACCACCTTCTCGCGGACTTTGGTGGTTAAATTTTCACTGGCCGCTAAAGTTTTAACCTGCTGCTGAAGTTTTACGATCTGTTTCCGGAGCTCGCGCGGGTCGTCCGCCTTCGCCTTCTCGATCGTCGCGGCCATCTCCCGCTTGAACGCCTCCAGGTCGACATCCGCCGCGTTCTTCGGCTCGACGCGCTTCTGCTGCCCTGGCGTCGCCGACGAATCGAACGTCTCCGGCAGGAGGAACGCCGCCTTCTGGAACACGCCGTCGGTGTCTGGCCACCCCGGCGCCCAGACCCAGCCGGTGCCCGTCGGCAGGGACGGCAGCGACGCCATCAGCGCCTTCCGCTGCTCCACCGTGCCGTGGACGTCGATCCACGCATCCATCGCCGCGAGATCCTGGGGCGCGATGGTCCGCAGCACGACCAACATGCCGATCTGGGTGAGCAGATTTTTGTTCAGCACCGCTGACCGCTGCGTGATCATCGTCACGCCGATCCCGCGCTGGCCGCCGCGGCGCACCAGGTCCTCGGCGGCGCCGAGCATGCGCTCCTCGCCCTTCTGCGGTTTCTGCGGCGCAATCGCGTCGGCCTCGTCGATGATCAGCATCAGCGGCGTGCGGTACTGTTCCTGCGCCTTCAGCCGATACAGCGTCTCCATGAACGCCGTCATGAAGGTCGCCACTTCGTGCTTGCGGAATTCCGAGAGGTCCAGCACCAGACTCACCCGCTCGGTGACGACCATGCGCGCCACCAGCTCGCCGGCGCCAGCCTCGAGCTTGATGTGTCCATGCTCGCCGCCCAGCACGACGAACGACAGCCCTGGCGACCGGCCGTCAATCCCGAACAGCAGGCCCCACCAGTCGCCCTTCGGATCGGCGACCACGACCTGCTGCTTCGCCTTGTGCAGCTGCTCGGCCAGCCGCCGCGCGGTCGTGCTTTTCCCGGCACGCCTTTTTGCGAGAATCCCGACGCTCTCCGTGACGAGATGCACCGGCAGCCGCAGCCCGTCCGCGAGCTTCAGCATGGTCAGACCACGCGCACGTCTTCTGCGCGCGGGCCCTTCGTCCCATCAGCGTCGGTGAACTCGACGCGCTGGCCTTCGGCGAGCCCCTCGAACACCGCCCCCTTCACCTCGCTCCGGTGGAAAAAGTGCTCGATTCCTGTCTCAGCTTTAATGAACCCGAAGCCCTTATCCCGCACCAACCGCACGATCGTCCCTCGCATACGTCGTCTCCTTCTTGATCCGATTCGTGTTGCCTTTCAACTTCTCACTGATAATCGCCTTCGTCTCCGCACTATGTTTACGACCAGCATGGCCGCACGATGGCACTCTCCCCTTCAGAGCGGCACTGAGATTTGCGCGATGCGCTGCTGTCATGACGCGACCGCGTGGCGACGGCGGACGGAGGCCCAACTGTTTCATGCGTTCGCTTTGAGCGGCTCGCTGCTGCTGGCTGATTACCTGACCTTTATGGGACGCTGAGAGCTTGGCGCGATGTTCAGGCGTCTTGGGTCGACCGATCATCTTCGCGAGCTGGGCCGACGACAATTTGCGACCGGCGAGTTTCGCGCTGATCCGGGCTTTCGTGTCGTCAGTCCGCGGTCCGAGCTTGCGTCCGGCCAGAGCCTTTCGTAACAGCTCTTTGTAGCCTGGGTCGCGCGCCTTTGCGGCGATACTCATTCGTTGCTTTGCTTCTTGGCTGTGGTGACGACCAGTCATGCCTGGCGGGCGTGCCGCCTGTGATGAGGCGTTGTACTTGGCGACGGTCACGTCCAGGTAGTACTGTTCCCGTTCCTTTAACTTCTGGCGGTCTGACACCATCTCAATCACTTCAACCACAAACATCTCTTCGCCATATTTGGTCCAGGCGCGTTGCAGATAAGAGCAGTGGTGCCGATCACGTCGGAGGTACCTCATGTGCTCTCGACAGCGATGGTCAATATCAATGGAGCTCCCTACGTATTGGCGTCTGTCTACCTTGTTGACCAACGCGTAGACCCCTTGCACGGTCACTCTCCTCGTCAAACAGGTCTAACTGCACCGCCCGCCGCCGTCCCACTGGTGCCTGGGTTCCGTGCGCCGTGCCGCCGCACACGCAGCGACAGGCGCGACTGACGGCCTTCCAACAGCGGGCATTACACGGTCGGCGCGGCATCGGTCTCGGTCGCCGGCTCGCCGGTCGGCGCGGCCGGCTCGACGTCCGCCTTCATCCAGGCCGGCATATACGCGCTCATCGCGTCCCGCAGCATCGCCGCGAGCAGCAGGTTGATGTCGACCTTGCGCTCCTGCGTGATCGTGCCGAGCTGCTCGAGCTGCGTCTTCAGCTCCTCCTGCATCTCGACCATCGTGTGGATCTGGCCGCCCCACATGAACGTCAGGAACCCGAACGGCAACGTGTGCCCGTACTTCGTGAAGATCGTGTTCAGCACGAGGCTCAGGTCGTCGAGCACCTTCAACGCGTCCTTCGAGCGATCGACGTGCGCCTGGTCGTCGACGTCCTTCTTGTCCTTCTGCTCGCGCACCATGTGCCCGTACATTTCCTTCGCGCTGTCGAACCCGGCCATCGACGCCATCAGCTCCGAGTCGAGGCGGTGCTGCGTCTGCAGGCTGTGCACGAGTTCGGTCATCTTCTCCTTGTTCAGGTCCCCCTTGACGACGTTGTCGCGCACCATGCGGGTGCGGCGAGTCAACTCGTCCCACGGCCGGATCACCGCCGGAATCGTCTTCTTCCCCAGGACCCGCGCGGAGCGCCAGCGGTGCTCGCCCTTCGACAGGACGTACAGGACCTCGGGCGGCGCGTGCAGCACCGCCCGCTCGGTGTCGCTGATCGGGCAGACGACCACCGGCTGATCGAACCCGTCCTCAGCGATCGTGTTCACGAGGATGTTGAAGGTCTCAGCCTTCTGCTCGTTCGGATTGAGCGGGTCGGGCATGATCGACGCGACCTCGAGCATGACGACGTCGAGATTGAGCGCGCTCGGGCCATCGCTGGTCGTGGGCCCGATCGGCACAGGGATCGGTTCGCCCGGCTCTTCCTGCTGCTCGAGGCCGCGTTCGGCCGCTTCGTCGACGGCGGATTCTTCAGACACTCTGCGCTTCGCCATGTACGGTCTCCTTCGGATTCAACTGTGCCTCGACAAACTGCTGCCACAACGGCTCGAGGCGCTCGAGCCTGGTTTCCACCGTGGCGCGGACCTTCCGCCAGCGCCAATCGCCCATCCATGATTTGTTGAACGCGTGCGCGAGGACCGACCTGGCACGCGGGGGCACCGGCACCTGCGCCTGCGCCCAGCCCGGCGCGCACCAGGGCCCCTCGCGGAGCTGCGCCGCCCAGGTCGGGCCGAGCCGCAGCGTCGCGTCCCGCTTGAACGCCGCCGTCTCGTCGATCGGGAGCAGGTGCGGGCCCTGCACGAGGACGTTGTTGCCCGTGCGGTCGTTGTTCTGGATCCAGACGTCGAACAGCAGGATGCGCGCGAGCTCGGCGACGTGCTCAGGACGGCCGGCCTGCCGCAGCATGCCGTCATGCGGCTGAAAGCGCATCACCACGATCGGCACGCCGTTCACGTCCTCCAGGCCGAGCGCGCGGCCGCTCACCGTGGCCCACGAGCATCCGATCTGCCGGAGGTTGAACATCGGCTTCAGCTCGTCGGCGAGGCACTGCCGCTGCACGTCGCCATGCGCCTTCACGAAACAGGGCTCGCCGTTCACGATCGCGCGCAGCCGCAGCCGCGGCCCGTCGAAGCGCTCGACGATCGCGAACGACTGGACCCAGACCAGCTCGCCGTCGAACATCAATGCCGCTCCACGCCGTGCGTGCCGTCGCGGTAGTGCGCGGACGTCTTGGCGACCGACTGCTTCCAGGCCGCGCGCCAGTCCTGATCGGGGCTCATCCAGCCGTGGACGATCGCCTCGGCCGAGAGCTCCAGAATCCGATCCGCGAGCACGTCGTCACCGACGGCGAACTGTTCAACGACGTCAATCGGCGTCAGCCACGACATCTTCCAATCGCGATCGATGTGCAGCGACTGGGGCAACGGCTGTTCGGGGTTGAGCGCGAGGATCATGAACTCGTGCGTCGCCTCCATGAATTGCTTATTCGGCGGCGGCGTGCCAGCAATCGGCCGCAGGTGCACGATCGAGAGCATCCAGTGATCCCAGAACGCATGCGCGCCGTGCTCCTGGACGAGAAAGGCACCGACCGTCGCGTCCTGCTCCGGCGTCGACCGCTCACCCATCGGCGCCAGCGTCAACCGCCACGCGCGGCCGTGCTGTCCGCTGAAAGTCGGCGGCTCCGTGATCTGCGTGCCTTGGTAGCGCGGACCGTCAACCATTGCTCGGCTCCGTCGGTTCGGGCTGGCCGTACTGGACGAAGTAGTGGCGATACGGCAGCCGGCCGCACGGACATTCCACGGTCACGAGCGGCAAGACGTCCGCGATCTCATAGACGCGGGTTTCCCCGCATGGCAGCGTGACCCGCAGATACGGCTCGCCATGGAGTGCGCGGCCGGCGAAGTCGATCCGGCCGCCGTCGATCCAGAGACCATATGGCCCAATAGGCTGACTATTCGGAATGCGAATCGACCCCTCGCTCATCCCGGCGATGAGCGAACGCGTGCCACCGCCGGTCTCCACGAACGTCGGCGCCGCCTGCAGCGCGAGCGGCACCGCGGCCAGCCTGACGAAGAATCCTCTGCGTGTCATGACACCCTCCACTCCCTTCCCTCGGCGAAGAGGCACAGGACCACGAAGTGCGTATTCGTGATCGATCGCGCCACCAGGTGCTCGCGGTCGCCGGCCACCGGCACCTTCTGCCGACAACTGCCACACTGCACCCGCGTCACGCCCATCGCCTGCGCGAGACGCTGGGTCTCGTCGGCCGTCATCACGTCGGCCTCCGTCATACGCAGTCCGCTTCGATCGGCCCTTCCGCTCCGACCGTCGACACCGGCGCCTGGCGGG